AGAGCAATGGCATACAGATGCCAATAAAGCAATTAATATCTCGGTGGAGACAGGAAAACCCCTTTTCTTTTTCTTTACGGGAAGCGATTGGTGTGGATGGTGTAAGAAGTTAGTAAGGGAAGTATTTGAGAAAGAAGAATTTAAAACATGGGCAGCAAAAAATGTCGTTTTGCTAGAGCTCGATTTTCCAAGAAGAACTCCAATTTCAGAAGAATTAAAAAAACAAAACAGAGAATTAGGACAAATGTTTGGAGTAAGAGGATATCCAACAGGTTGGTTTGTTATACCACAACCAGAAAATGGAAAAGTTAATTTTAACAGATTAGGCAGTCAAGGATATGTAGCTGGCGGTCCAAGCGCCTGGATTGCTGGTGCTAATAACATCATAAACAATAAATAATGATGAGGACTATAACTCTGATGATATTGAATGGCAATCAGCCTTTAATAAAATTACTGATACGATTGGTGTATATTGGGATGACAACTCAGATAACTTTGTAACTAAAGATACTGGAGATGTGATATGAAAAAATATATAATTGAATATATTAAACAAGAGCTACGGGACAACCCTGAATTAGATAAAGATTATGATTTAGAAGTTTTAGGTGAGTGGATAGAAGATGCAATCTCAGCATATGATGGGGGTGCTAGATGAATATCTATTTACTAGTAGATACAAGGGCTAACAATTTTATTCCTGATAAATATAAAATATGTTATATTAATAAAGATAATGCTTTAGGCATTCAGAAAATTATGAAAGAGAAACATAATACTCCGCTTAAATTAGTGGAGTTTCAAATTGCAGATAGTCTTATGCTTAAAATGGAAGAAGACATAGATATTAATGATAACAAATATAAATGGAGGGAGAGAGATGAGTCTAACGAAGAACCAAAAGAATCAAATGACCGACCGAAATTGGTTATTTAATAGAAGGAGACACAACCCAAAAGAAAATTTAATAAAAGAAAATAAAGAGGAGTTGCGTCAACAAATTAATAAACAAGTAATGGCTTATGTTAATTCTGGAGGTCAGATACAGAAGTGTCCACCATGTTCCTATTCAAATGGGGAAACAGAATATCTTGGTCGTACTCATAGACGAGCTTTTCAAGGTGTGAAATGAATGGCGTAGGATGGGTATTATTTTTAATTATATTAGGGATAGATATAGCTGTATATGCTATGATTTCTATGTATATGGATGGTACTTGGGATAGAATACATGGAGATATTTATGATAGAAAAGAGTAGTTATATTGATTTGAGATTACTGTTAGATACTCTTGAAGGACTACCCTATGAACGGTCAGAAGATATTAAATATCGTGATGCAGTTCGGTTGATTGTAGAATCTTATGAGAAGGCAGAAGGTATATGCGAAGAAAATCTCCCTATCAATTAAAAAATAAAAGTAATCCTGTTGCTAAAAATGCTAGGAAATTTAATAAATATATGATACACTCTGATAAATATAAAGAATCCAAGAATGGATATGTAAAGCATAAAGGAAGAACTATAGACAAGGATGTCTAATTTAATTAATTATCAACAACATACCTATGGAGGTATACACAATGGCTGTACTTAAAAATTGCCCGTTAGTTTGGGCTTCAATCACTGTTCCTAACACTACTTATGAGCCAGTTTATTCGGTGAATGTTATAGTAGATGATGAAATAGCAAGCGATTTTGAGAATCGTGGTTTTAAAGTTAAGCAAATGGAAGAAGGAAAGGCATTGATTGTTAAGCGTAAAGTCAATGGCCCTAATGGATTGACCCGTCCTGCCCCAAAACTATTTGATAAATCTAAGAATGAAATAGATGTATCAGTTGGTAATGGTTCTATTGGCAACGTCCAGTATAAGGAATGGGAAGTTACGCGACAAGGCCAAACTTACAAAGGTCTTGATTTACAAGCTGTCCAGATACTTGATCTGGTAACTTATAATCAGGCCGGAGATGAGTTTGATGTAGAAGAATCTCTTGAGGAGGAAGATGAATTATGAAAATAAATCCTGATGCTCCAACAACAACGGCAGTATTCAGGACTGAGGAGGGAGATTATAATGTCTCCCTTTTTAGTACTGAAGGTAAGCTTAAATTTAAATTAGCGCAGAAAGCCTTAAAAGAATTAGGTGATCTAAGCGATAGAGTAATGATTCAAAGGGAAGCATTGGCATCTTTGAGGTCAAGCATTATGGATGATGAATGTAATGACGATACATTTATTAAACCTGAGAGAGCTAGAAATGATAAGGGACATTTTAAAGCTGATGATCCTACAACACCAGATGTTAATGAAGCTTATGTTCAAGCAGATACAGAGGATTGATTATGGTTAGTAATGGTTATAATTATGAGCGCGATGAACCAAGATTAGGTAGACAGAGAGATCGTATATTTAATCTTATGAAAGATGGAAAGAAGCGTACTCTTTCTGAAATTAGTTTGATTACTAAATCTCCAGAGGCATCAGCTAGTGCTGCTCTTAGAGACTTTAGAAAAGAAAAGTTTGGTAATCACTCTATTGAAAAAGAGTATATGAGAAATGGACTATGGCGATATTGGATGTTGCTCAACTCTAATACTGAAATGGAAGCAGTACAAGGTGACTTATTAGAGGATTAAAATATGTCAACATTTGTTAAACATCAACTCCCCTGCCCTAGTTGCGGGGGAAGTGATCCTGTCTCTGTAAATGAGGATGGATCGGCATGGTGCTTTAGTTGTAGCACAAGGTTTCCTAACTATGAGAAGTCTTGTGATACGAACTTCACACCAGAGAATGATTTTTGTAAACAACCTGTGGATATAAAACCATACAGGAACAATGCTATGAATAGCGCAGAAGGAGAATTTATAGAGCTAACAGATCGCGGGATATCTTTAAACTCTGCTAAGACTTTCGGTGTAAAAGCTGTAAAGAATTATGAGGGTAAGATAATTAAACATTTATATCCTTACTATGTAGCTAATGAAATTGTAGGCTACAAAGTTAGGGAACAAAATAAAATGTTTACATGGAAAGGAACTGGTCAAGGGAGTGGGCTGTTCGGAGAACAACTTTGCAGATCATCTGGTGGTAAATATATTACATTAGTAGAGGGTGAATGCGATGCTATGGCAGCTTATGAATTGCTTGGTTCTAAATGGCCTGTAGTTTCTATAAAGAACGGGGCGGCAGGAGCAGTTAAAGATGTCAAACAATCTTTAGAGTTTCTTGAGCAGTATGAAACTGTAGTTATAAACTTTGATAATGATAAGGCCGGAAAAACAGCAGCTAAAAAAGTGGCAACGCTATTAACTCCGGGCAAAGCAAAGATACTACATTTACCAGAAGAGTTTAAAGATGCTAATGATATGCTCCGCAAGAGGGCTGCTCATGCTTATACTACAGCATGGTGGAACGCTAGGATATATACTCCTAGTGGAGTGGTTAATGCTAAAGACTTAAAGGAAAAGTATTTTAATAGGGAGAAAAAGGAATCAGTACCTTATCCGTGGGAAGGTTTAAATAAAAAGCTTTATGGTCTTAGAGCCGGAGAGCTTGTTACTTTAACTGGCGGTACTGGTCTAGGTAAATCTAGTATTACTAGAGAGCTAGAGCATTGGCTGATTACAAACACTCAAGATAATGTAGGTATTGTAGCCCTTGAAGAACATGATATGAGAACATTGGATTGTCTTATGTCTATAGAAGCTAATGATAGATTGTATGTAGATCATATTAGAGAAGGCTATGATGATAAATATTTAGATGAAGTGTATAATAAGATATATGATAATGGTAGGGTCTGGATTCATGCTCACTTTGGTTCAAATGATATAGATGAAATCTTTAGTAAGATTAGATTTATGATTATTGGATGTGATTGTAAGTGGATAATCGTAGACCATTTACATATGCTTGTATCTGCTACAACAGAAGGTGATGAACGTAGAACTATTGATAGTATTATGACTAGGCTACGATCTATTGTTGAAGAGACAGGTGCGGGAATGGTATTAGTATCTCATTTGCGTAGGGTAGAAGGTAACAGGGGGCATGAGAATGGGGTAACTGTAGGACTTAATCATCTTAGAGGTTCTCAGTCTATTGCTCAGTTATCTGATTGCGTCATAGCTTTAGAGCGTAATCAACAATCAGACGATCCTATAGATGCTCAGACAACTCATATGCGTATTCTTAAATCTAGATACACTGGCGATGTTGGTATGGCAACACATCTATTATATGATCAAGATACTGGCAGGTTAAAAGAATTAGATTCCGCAGACTTTGAAGATGATGGAGAAGAACTATGAGTTCTTTAGTATTTGATATAGAAACTGATGACTTAAATGCTACTAAGATTTGGTGTCTTAGTACCTGTGATTCCAAAACAGAAGAATTAAATTCTTATTATGGTGATACATTACAGGAAGGTATTAAGAAGTTAGAAGATGCAGATAAACTTATTGGTCATAACATAATAGGTTTTGATATACCTGTAATCCGTAAGCTTACAGGCGTAGACTTATCTAATAAAAAGCTAGTAGATACTCTAGTTCTTTCACGTTTGTTTAATCCAGTAAGAGAAGGTAATCATGGCTTAGAATCTTGGGGCTTTAGATTAGACTTACCTAAGATAGAGTTTGAAGATTATGGTAACTTCTCGCCGGAGATGGTGACATATTGTGAAAGAGATGTACTGCTTAACAAGAGAGTCTATGATGCTCTTAGTAAAGAGAAGCATGGATTCTCTAGGGAATCTATAGACTTAGAGCAGAACATCGCGGGTATTTTATACAAGCAAAGAGAGAAAGGTTTCTTATTAGATGTTAAGTTTGCGACTCTCTTGCTTGCTATATTAAAAGATAAGTTAGATGGTACAGTTGCAGAAGTACATAAAGAATTTAAACCAGAAGAACATACTTTGATTTTGTATCCTACTAAAACTAGTGCGGGTAAATTATCTAAGATGGCTGTAGATTCTAATGGTCTTAAATATAGATTAAATTCTGATGAGTATGATGCTTTGAATGAGAAAGATGAGATAGCAAGGATAAGCAGAACAGAATTTAATTTAGGTTCTAGAAAACAAATAGGTGAATACTTAAAGAAATTTGGGTGGAAGCCTACAAAATTTACACCTACTGGTCAGCCTATTGTAGATGAATCAACTCTTAAAAGAATTGATAGTATCCCTCAAGCAAAGCTTATTGCTGACTATCTTATGTATCAAAAGCGTATAGCTCAGATAAAATCTTGGTTAGATAATATAGATAATGAAGATAGAGTACACGGCTTTGTTAATCCTAATGGTACTATTACAGGGAGAATGACGCACAGAGAACCTAACCTTGCTCAAGTTCCTAGTTCTAGTTCACCTTATGGTAAAGACTGTAGGGCTTGTTGGATAGTTCCTAAAGGTTATAATCTAGTAGGTATAGATGCTTCCGGTTTAGAATTAAGAATGCTTGCACATTACATGAACGATGAGGACTTTACTAATGAAATTTTACACGGAGATATACACACCGCTAATCAAAATCTTGCGGGACTTAAATCAAGAAGTCAGGCTAAAACATTCATATATGCCTTCATATACGGAGCGGGAAATGAAAAACTTGGCACTGTGGTCGGAGGAGGCAAACAAGATGGTCAACGACTTAAACAACGTTTCCTCTCTAATCTCCCATCACTTAGAAATCTTAAAGATAGAGTTACGAGAGCAGCAGCAAAAGGTTTCATCAAAGGATTAGATGGTAGAAAGATATATATTAGATCAGCGCACTCGGCTCTTAATGCTTTATTACAGGGTGGTGGTAGTATAGTAATGAAGAAAGCTTTAGAGCTTTTGAATCAATATATTATAGAGCATGAATTAGATGCACACTTTGTTGCTAACATCCACGATGAATGGCAAATAGAGGTAGCTGAGAAAGACGCTAAGAAAGTAGGTGAATTAGGTGTAGTAGCTATACAAAATGCAGGGGTTTCATTTGATATGAAATGTCCTTTAGATGGTGAGTATCATATAGGAGGTAACTGGAGTGAGACACATTAAACATTCTAATAGTAGGGTTGGAGATTTATCAGAATTTTATGCTGTTACTTGGCTATGGGATAATGGTTATGAAGTTTTCCTTAATGCAGGGAGTCAAGGGCCAATAGATTTAGTTGCTTATAAGGATGGAAATGCTACACTAATAGATGTAAAAACAGAATCACAAGATTACCGCACAGCGGGAAAAAATTATTATATTCACAGCAGAAGAACTGAATTACAAAAAGAACTAGGAGTAAAACTATTAGGATATAATCCTGTTACTAGACAACTTAGATTTGTGGAGCATCATAATGCAAAACCTGATTGAAGATATATATAACACCATAGAGCCTTTATCAGACGGCGAAGCCTTAGACATATCTGAACATCAAATAGAAGTATTTGGTAAAGCTATGGAGGCTGCGCTTAGATCGTGGGCTAATCCAACTAAAAGAGATTCTAATTTTTCTGTAAGAATGTCTAACGTAGGTAAGCATCCTAGACGTTTATGGTTTGATAATAAATATAAAAATGAACAAGGAGAATCTAAACCTAATCCTCCTACTCAAATTAAATTTCTTTATGGGCATATGCTAGAAGAGCTAGTTAAATTATTTGTAATTATATCTGGTCACGATTTAACAGGGCAACAAAAAGAAGTTGTTGTTGATGGCGTATCAGGGCATATAGATTGTATAATAGATGATGAAGTAGTTGATATTAAAAGTGCATCAGGCTTTGCATTTAACAAATTTAAAAACGAAACACTCAGGGATGATGATCCCTTTGGTTACTTAGGACAGCTTGCAGGTTATGAAGAATCAGAAGGTACTAGTAACGGTGGACTATTAGTTATTAATAAAGAGAATGGTGAATTATGTTTCTATCAGCCAGAGGATTTAGATAAGCCTAACATAAGAAACAAGATACAGAATATAAAAACTGCCCTCAAAAAAGATGAGCCGCCAGAAGATTATTGTTTTAAGATTGTGCCTGATGGAGTAAAGGGTAACGAAAAAATAAATAAGAATTGTGCATGGTGTCCTTACAAGTTTAAATGCTATGAGGGTTCTAATAATGGTAAAGGATTACGAGTATTTAAATATTCAAAAGGCTATGCTTTTTTAACAAAGGTTGTAGTAGAGCCTAAAGTACAGGAGGTTGACCATGAATTTAAAGACTTGCAAGAAGATACGGAAACAATCTAAAACTATTTTAGTTGAATGGTTTAAGACTTTAGTATCTGAGGAGCAATCAAAAGATATAGATGAGAGTAATATACTTTCTTATCTCTCGCCACAAACACACCTTTTCACTAACAATCAATTACGATTAAGTGCTTATTCTTTTAAGTGGACAGTTAAAAAGATAAAAGCTTTAGTAAGAAGGACTAACATGGACGTTACTAAAGTGAGGTTAAAGGACATTGAATAAGAGAATACGGAAAGGATACAGGAAGCCTAGAGTTAAAAGACCTAAAGAAAAGAATGTTCCCCCTAGTTACGATTCTAATTGGGAACATGAATTACATAACGGTCTTCTTAAACAATGGGATCATCATACTAAAGAAGTAGCATATATAATAGAACATATATATGAACCTGACTTTGTTAGAATTATGGGAAACAAGATAATTCTTTTAGAAGCTAAAGGAAGATTTTGGGACTTTGCTGAGTACAGTAAATATGTGTGGATTAAAAAGGCTTTGCCGCCTAACACAGAATTAGTTTTTTTATTTGCTAATCCTTCTGCTCCAATGCCACAAGCTAAGAGAAGAAAGGATGGCACTAAAAGAAGTCATGGAGAATGGGCTTCCGCAAATGGATTTGAGTGGTATAGTGAAGACTCTTTACCGAGTGAGTGGGTAGATATGAACTACCGAAAAGATAATACTTTAAATATTGAAAGTGAATAGGAGACACTATGAGTATTGATAATGTAACACCTGATGAATGGAATACAATAAACAGAGAACTACAGAAGGATGATGGTAATACCATACACCTGAAAGATGACGTTAATCATCCAGTACATTATAATAATGGTAAGGTAGAATGTATTGAAGCAATAGACGCTGCCTCAACTAAGGAGGAATTTGAGGGCTATCTGCGCGGTAATGTTTTAAAATATGTGTGGAGATTTAGGTACAAAGATAATGTAAAGGATTTACAAAAAGCTAAATGGTATCTTGAAAAACTTATAAACGAAGTTACAAAGGTATAAAATAATGTGGGATCGTAAAGCCGAAAGGACTGACAAGTACAACCGGAAAAAGAATCAACAGAAACCGAAACCTAAAAAACAAAAAGTAAAACGCAAGGAGAAACAAACTAATGACTGAGAAGATAGGGGTTCAGCCATATTTAGGTATTCATATTGATTATGATAAAGATAAAGTATTAAATAATTTTAGTAAACAAACTATTATAGATAGATATTTATGGGAAGGAGAGACTCATGCTCAACAAGCTTTTGCACGTGCCAGTATTTTTGGCGCTACTTATAAAGGACACATTGACTTTGATCTTGGACAGAGACTTTACGAGTACGCTAGTAATCATTGGTTTAGCTTCAGTACTCCTATACTTTCTAACGGGGGAACTTCTCGCGGTCTACCTATCAGTTGTTTTCTTAACTATGTACCTGATTCTAGGGATGGGTTATCTAGCCATTATGATGAAAACATATGGCTTGCAAGTGGAGGTGGAGGCATCGGTGGATATTGGGGTGATGTTCGGAGCAATGGTGTGGATACTTCTAACGGGAGTCGCAGTACTGGATCAATACCCTTTATGCACGTTGTAGATTCTCAGATGTTAGCCTTTAATCAGGGCATAACTAGAAGAGGAAGTTACGCAGCTTATATAAATATATCGCATCCAGAAGTAGAAGAGTTTATTAATATGCGTAAGACTACAGGTGGAGATTTAAATAGAAAATGTTTGAATCTACACAACGCTATTAATATAAATAATAAATTCTTAGAAGCTGTAGCAGAGGGAGCAGAGTGGCGGCTTATTGATCCTAAAACTAATACTGCTGTAAAGATTGTACAAGCTAGAGATTTATGGTTTCAAATAATACAAGCACGTATGGAAACAGGAGAACCTTATATAGTTAATATAGATACTTGTAACGAAGCTTTACCAGTAGAGCAAAAGAAATTAGGATTAGAAATAAAACAAAGTAATCTATGTTCTGAAATAACTTTACCAACTAACGAAGATAGGACAGCAGTTTGTTGTTTGTCTAGTGTGAACCTAGAATACTTTGATGAATGGTCTAAGGATGAAAACTTTATTAGTGATCTTATAACAATGTTAGATAATGTTCTTCAAAACTTTATAGATGCAGTAGATAATAAACCCGGCTATGATAAAGCTGCTTACTCAGCTATGCGAGAAAGATCAATAGGTCTAGGGGCGATGGGCTTTCATAGTTATTTGCAAAGAAATAATATTCCTTTTGAAAGTATGTATGCTTCTTCTTTCAACAACAAATCTTTTTCTTTAATTAAAAGTAGAGCCGAGTTAGCCTCTAAACAATTAGCTGAAGAAAGGGGTGAAGCTCCTGACATGAAAGGTAGTGGAAGACGTAATGCTCATCTACTTGCAGTTGCTCCTAATGCTTCTAGTTCTATTATATGTGGCGGCACAAGCCCCTCTATAGAACCTAACAGGGCTAATGTTTATACACATAAGACTCTTACCGGGAGTTTTAAAGTTAGGAATAAATATCTTGATGATCTATTGTATGAGCTTGTTCCTACTGGAAAAAAGCGAGAAGAGATATGGAAAGATATTGCAGCGCATGAAGGTTCAGTACAGCATTTAGATATATTATCTGATAGTCAAAAAGAAATATTTAAAACTGCTCCAGAA